TCGGGGGAGTAGCTCGGGGCCCCCCGCCGGAACTCGCTCCGCTGCATGTCGTCCTGCGATTCCCCGCAGGGGGCGCGATGAGTCTCGTGGATCGATTGCTCACCCGGGTGGCCGACCGGATGGCCGACCGGCTGCTGCCGCGGATCAATCCGCCGGACCCCAGCCGGCCGGATGCGTCGCCCGGATCCGCGGCGGGCTGGTTCACCCCGGGCCGGCCGCTGCCCCCCGCGGTGCCCCCGGGGGCGCCGCCCCGGATTTGGCAGTACGGGGTCGGGATCAACCTCTGGGCGACGCCCCGAGGCGGCGAGCCGATCTCGTTCGCCGCGCTCCAGAATCTCGCCGACAGCTGCGACCTGGTCCGGATCTGCCTCGAGATGCGGAAGGACCAGCTGGCCGGGCTGGAGTGGACGATCAAAGCCAAGGAGGGGCTCGACGGGGACTACGAGGCGCAGATCGCCGCCGCGCGCGAGTTCTTGGAGCGGCCCGACCGCGAGAACGGCTGGGACGCCTGGCTCCGGATGGCGCTGGAGGACGTGCTGGTCCTGGACGCGCTCTCGGTCTACCGCCGGCGCACCCGGGGCGGCCGGCTCTACGCGCTGGAGGTCATCGACGGCGCCAGCATCAAGCCGCTGCTCGATCCCCAGGGCCGCACCCCGCGGCCGCCCGATCCCGCGTACCAGCAGATCCTGCACGGCGTGCCCTACGCCGACCTGACGATGGACGATCTCTTCTACCGGCCGAAAAACCGGCGCGCGCGCAGCGCGTATGGATTCTCGCCGGTCGAGTGGATCGTCGCCACGATCCAGTGGTACGTCCGGCGGCAGCAGTTCAACCTGGCCTATTACACCGAAGGGAACGTCCCCGAGGGGATCGCCAGCGCGCCCGACGGCTGGACGCCGGATCAGATCCGGCAGCTCGAGGAGTGGTTCAACGCCACAATCGCCGGCAATCTGGGCGAGCAGCGCCGGATCCGGTTTCTGGGCCACGGGTTTCATTTCGAGAAGACGCGCGAGATGAACTTCGAGGTCGCGTTCGAGGAGTGGCTCGCGCGCGTGATCACGGCGGCGTTCCAGGTCAACTACCAGCGGTTCATCCAGCGCGTCGTGCGGGCCACCGCCGAACAGGCCGCGGCCGAACAATCCGATCTGGGCCTCGAGCCGCTCAAGCGGTTTGTCACGAATTTGATGAACGAGGTGCTGAGCCAGGATCTCGGGTTTCCCGACCTGCGGTTCGCGTTCGTGGGCGGCGACCAGGGCGACGACCGGGCGCAGGCCGAGAAGCGCGTGGCCTACGTCAACGCCGGGATCATGGCCCGCGACGAGGTGCGCGAGATGGAGGGGCTGGACCCGCTAGGGCTGCCCCTGACCGAGCAGCCGACGGTGACGACGGGGGCGGGCCCGGTGCCGCTGGACCAGCTGGGAATGGCGGCCTGGCAGCCGGGGCCGCGCGAGCCCGCGGCCGGCGCACCGGGGCCGGACGATCGGACCGATCCGACCGATCCGACCGATCGGACCGATGCGGAAAAAGCCGACCTCCTCCGCTGGAAGCGGAAGGCACTGAAGGCGGTCCGCGAGGGGAAGCCGGATCGCGGACGGCACTTCGCGAGCGCGGCGATTGCGCCGGCCGTGCACGCGGCGATCGCGGCCAAGCTCAGCGCGGCCGTGGACGAGTCCGGGGTGCGCGAGGCCTTCGAGGTGGCCTCGCGGCCCTTTCGCGGGGGCGCGACGGGTCCGGATCCGGACGGCGCGCACGCTGGACGCGGGGGCGGCGTCCCGTATCCGTGAGCTGATGCTGCAGCGGTTCCGGAGCCAGGCGTTGGAGCTGACGAGGATCCTGCATGAGCTGGGTTGACGATCTGCTGGCGCGGTTCCCGGCGCGCGGGCGGCTCGAATCGGCATTCCTCGGCGAGCTGGCCCGGATCCTGGCCGAGCCGTTCGGCGCCGCGGCGGCCCAGGCGGAGGCCGCGGTCCGGGGCGAGGCCGAGCCGGCGGGCTCCATCGAGTTCGTCATGGATCCCCGCGCGGCGGCCTGGGCGCGCGCCCGCGCCGCGGAGCTGATCGCCGAGATCGACGAGACGACCCGCGATCTGATCCGCGCCCGGGTCGTGCAGGCGCTGGCCGAGGGGACGCCGACCCGCGATCTGGGCGAGACCATCCTGGACGCGGTGGAGGGGATGGCCGGCTACCGCGCGGATCGGATCGCCCGGACCGAGACGGCCCTGGCGATGAACCAGGGCACGCTTGCCGGCTACCGCGAGGGCGGGATCCGGTTTGTCGAGGTCCTGGACGGCCCCGGGTGTCTGCCCGACGGCCACGACGACGCCGCGCCGCTCCCGGACCCGAATGTCTACGGGCTGCAGCCGGGGGCGCAGGCCAACGGCCAGATCTGGCCGGTCGAGACGGCGGTCGCGCATCCCCTGGGGCATCCCAACTGCGTGCGAGCGTTCGCGGCGGTGATCTCGCCGCCGCCAGGAGAGGAGAGCTGACATGGCCGAGAAGCTGCTCATCGCCCCGGTCGCCAAGGTGGACGCGGCGAAGCGCGAAGTGTGGGGCTACGCCACGCTGGAGGTGCCGGACAAGACCACCCCCATCCCCGACCTGATGGACTACGAGAGCGCCACGCAGGCCTTCGGCCGGTGGCCGGGGAACGTGCGCGAGATGCACCTGCCGGTCGCCGTGGGGAAGGGGATCGCGGTGACGCCGGACCCGGAGAAGCGCGGGGTCTACATCGGCGCGCGGATCTCGAAGTCGCGCGACGGCGAGGATGTCTGGACCAAGATCGAGGAGGGCGTCCTGACGGCGTTTTCGATCGGCGCGAAAGGCGTGACGCGGACCCCCGAGACGGTGACGTTCGAGGGGAAGTCGGTCCACGTCAACCGCCTCAAGGTGGATTCGATCGTCGAGGTCAGCCTGGTGGACAACCCGGCGTGTCCGGGGACGCAGTTCTCGGTGGCGAAGGCCGACGAGCCGGAGCCTGCGCCAGAGCCGGCCGCCGCCGCGGCGGAGCCGGCGCCCGATGCCGCGAAGGCCGAGCCTCCCGCGGAGCCGTCGGCCGAGCCGTCGAGCGTCACCGCCGATGTGCTGAAGGGGCTTCAGGGCGTCCTCGCGGGATTCGCCAACCGCGGCGACGTGACCAAGCTGGCGGCGGACATCACGGAGATCCGGACCGATCTCGCGTCGCTCATGGCGACGGTCGAAAAACTCGTCAGCACCGACTATGCGACGACGAAGGACGTGGAGGCGGTGAAAGCCCTCTCCGCGGATCGCGCGGCGGCGTCGGCGGTGACCACGATCTCGGAGGATCTGGCCAAGACCGGGCTGGTCGTAGAGGTCCTGAAGGCGGACCTGGACGCCCTGGTGCGGCGGATCGAGACCGTGGAGCGCACGCCGATGGCACCGAGGGTGGCTCTCCGGACGGAAGAGCTGGCCGCGCGGGGCCTGGCGCAGGCCCAGAAGGCGGCGCTGCCCGAGCCGCTGCGCGCCGTCCATGAAGAGATCGCGGCATTGGAGAAGCGCATCGACGAGACCACCGATCCGTTCGAGAAGGATCGGCTGGGCGCGCAGGCGGGTCTGCTGCGGATGCGCACGGGGTTGCTGTGAGACACGGCGGGCGGCACGCCCGCACGGAGGATCGCATGAACACGGACCGATCGCGGCTCACCGAAGAGGTGATCCAGGAGGCCAAGAAGTATCTCAGCGGCGACGCGGTGAAGACCATCACCACGGCGACCGGGCTGGTGGGGCTTTCGATGGAGGCCCCGAGTAAGAAGCTGTTCCCGGTGCTCACCCCGCTCCGCAACCGGATCCCGCGGGTCACGCACCAGGGCCAGGGCGCGGTGGCGACCAACTGGAAGGCGGTCACGGGGATCAACACCGCCAACCTGAAAGTCGGCGCGACGTTCGGGACGCGGAACCCCGAGATCAGCTACGCCATGCAGTCGCGCACCGCGACGTTCAAGTCGTGGGGGCTGGACGACAGCGTCCAGGACGAGGCGCAGTGGGCCGGCCGCGGGTTCGAGGACGTCCGCGCGTTCGCCAGCATGGCGCTGCTGCGCGCGGTGATGATCGGTGAAGAGGACCTCTTGCTCGGCGGGATGGAATCCGCCGCGGGGGCCTCGTTCGGCACCACCGGGCTCGGGACGCCGGGGACGCCCGCCGCGGTGGTCGGCACGGGCGGCTCGATCAGCGCCGGGACATATGTCGTCAACGTGATGGCGCTTCCGTACTACGGTGCGCGGTTCGCGGCGCTCGGCACCGGGGCCGACGCCGTCCCGTACCACAGCGCGGTCTCGCCCAAGAGCGCCAACTGTGTCACAAGTAGCGGGACGCAGACCATCAACGCCAGCGTCGCGCACGTCCCCGGCGCCTACGCCTACGCCTGGTTCGTCGAGGCCGGGACGACGGGAACCGCGGGGAAGCTCGAGGCGATCACGTTCATCAATTCGATCAAGCTCACCTCGCTGATGGGGAACAAGGTCCCGCTGACGACGCTCGCCACCACCGCCGACAACTGCTGCGACGCCAAAGATTACGACGGGATGCTGACCCAGGTGTGGGGCGGCACGACCGTCACGGTGCAGCGCGCGCTGTCGGCGGGCACGCTCAAGACCACCGCGTCCGGCGCGCCGGTGATCGTCATGGACACCGGGACCGCCGGGGTCGGCGTGGGGCTCACCGCGGACAACGCCGGGGGAATCGTCGAGATCGACGAGGTCCTGTCGTATCTCTGGGACGTGCTCAAGTTGGGCCCGCAGCGGATTCTCTGCTCCGGACAGGAGGCGGCCAAGATCACGACCAAGATCGGCGCCAGCTCTGGGCTGGGGTTCCAGGTGGCCATCGGGGACGGCGCCGCGAACGTCATCGGCGGCATCCGGCTGACCGGGTACCTCAACAAGTTCACCGGCGAGCAGATCGCCATCGAGGTGCACCCCTCGATGCCCAAGGGGACGATCCTGTTCGAGACCGACGACATCCCCTACCCGAGCACCGAGATTCCGCGCACGCTGGAGGTGGAGCTGCTCCAGGAGTACGCGCTGTTCGAGTGGGCCAGGACCCAGCGGAAATACGAGTTCGGGATCTACGGGAACGGCGTGCTGAAGCACTACTTCCCGGCGAGCTTCGGGCTCATCACCAACATCGCGAACGTCTAACGACGCGGGGCGCAGCGCGGCGCAGGTCGTGCGGCGCCCCCAACTCCACGAGGACCGGATGGGCGACGTCATCCCGATGAAAAAAACGCGGACGCTCCTGATCTGGCGGGTCGGCGGGATCGGCGACGTGCTCTGGACCACGGCCGCGTTGCCGGTCCTGCGCCGGCAGGGCTGGACGATCGATTACTGCACCGATGCGCGCGGGATGCCGGTCCTCGAGAACAACCCGCATGTGCGGACGGTCCTCGATTTCGACGCGATGCGGGCGCCGGGCGGCGAGCGGCTTCGCGAGACCGACCAACTCCAACGGCTCTTCCCGGAGCTGGTCTCGGCCTGGTGGAACGCGCTGGCGAAACGGTACGACCGCGCCATCCCGCTGACCTGGTCGGCCGAGGGCGTGGCGCTCTGGCGCAAATCCGACAACCCCATCGAGTACGACCTGCCCATGGCCGAGCGGCAATCGGACATGCACTACACCGACGAGATCGTCCGTCGCCTGGCGGTGCCGATGGGCGGACTCCTGCCGCAACTCTGGCCGAGCCGGACCGAGCGGCGCTGGCTGGACGAGCTTCGCGCGCGACACGCCGCACGCAAGGAGCAGATCATGCTCTGGCATGTCGGCGGGTCGGCGTACCACAAGATCATCCCACAGGCGCTCGAGTACATCGGCGGGATGCTCGAGCACTATCCCAAGCTCGTGGTTTACCTGCTGGGCGACGCGCGCCCGCAGGGATTCGAGGAGGCCGCGGCCACCTTGCCCGCCGCCATCCGCGACCGGTGCATCTCGGTCCGGCCGACCGGAAACACGCCGTGGACGCTCCGGCAGCAACTCCTGGCGCCGATGGTGGCGGACTGCGTGGTGGGGCCCGAAAGCTCCGTCGTCAACGCCGCGGCGTGCTGGGACGTGCCGAAAGTCATCTTCCTGAGTCACTCGCGGCACGAAAATCTCTCGCTTTACTGGTGGAACGCCTACCCGCTCAGCCCCACGCCCCGCTGCGAGTGCTCGCCGTGCTACCGCATCACGGAGGGCGAGCCCGAGGAGTGCACCGCGTATCTCGACGAGCTGGTCGATCCGACCACCCTGGGCGTCGAGGGGCGGCGGCCGGTCGGCGCGAAATGCTGCGTCCACCTGCCGCACGATCAGGTCTTCGCCACGCTCGGCAGCATCCTGCAGGGGCGTCCCGACCGGACCTGCCCCGCGTGCGGCGCGAAGAAGAACCGCATCCTCGAGCCGGGTGTCTACATCTGCACCTGCGGCGGCCGGTTCGGCGTGCCGAAGCCGCCGGCGCGTCCGCCCGTCGCGCCGCGCGCGATGCGCTGCCCGATCTGCGGCGCGGAATGCTACGACCGCGTGGCGATCGGCTGGGCGCGGTGCGGCTGCGGGGTCTTCCAGGACCCCGCGCATCTCGACGCGGGCGTCTACGACGCGAGCTACACCGCCAAGTACGACAGCGAGGACTGCCGGACGCGGATCAAGAACGTCGGGCTCCGCTGGCTGCCCGCGATCGAGGCGACGCTGGGGCCGCCGCGGGACCGGCCGCACCGGCTGCTCGAGATCGGGTATTGCCTGCCCGAGACGCTCCGTCTGGCGCGCGCGCGGGGCTGGGAGATCGCGGGGTGCGAGGTGAACCCGACCGCCGAGGACTTCCCGGTGATCGCGGGCGACTTCGAGCGGATCCAGTGGAACGGCCAGCGCGGGAGCTTTGACGCGGTGCTCTCGAACCACGTCTTCGAGCATTTCCGCAACCCGCTCACTGCGTTGGCGGCGATGCGCGACCTGGTCCGGCCCGGCGGGTGCATCCTGATCGGGACGCCCGACGCGGATCACCCCAACATCGCCTCGCATCTCCACCGGAAAGAGCACTACGTGCTCTGGTCGGCACCGGCGCTCCAGCGCGAGGCGCGCCGCCTCGGCCTCGAGGTGCTGGAGTGCGAGCATCACGACGGGCCCGAGTGCGGGTTCATCAGCTGGTTCGATTTCCACCTGCTCTTGCAGAAACCGGAGGCGCCGTCATGCGCACACTCGGGCGCATAGGGTTCGGCGGCCGGCTGGCCGTGCGTGTCATCCGCGCGCGGCCGAGGACGGCCTGGTATGTCCGATGTTGGCGATGGGTGAGAGGAGAGCGACCATGAAGGCATTCACGCTACCGTTCGGCCGGTACCGGCTGGGGGTGATGTGGGAGAAGGACGGCGCCCTGTGGGTACCGGGCGGCATCCGGATGCGGACGCAGCTCTGGGCCGACCTGATCAGCGGCGGGCGGCGCGTCGCGCGCTACGATCTCGGCAGCGGGGTCGTCACTACGCAGGGCGTGACCATGATCGCGCAGGCCATGGCGAACAGCAACCCGACGTATATCTACGGGATGAACCTGCACGACTCCAGCACCGGGACGGCTGCGGCAGCCGTCGGCGATACCGCGCTGGCCGTGGCGCCCGGCACCGCGGTGGGATCGCGCCCGGCGGGCACCCAGAGCGCTACGTCGTCGGGGACCAACTACATCTATCAAACCGTGGCGGTCCAGTCGTACACCGGCTCGCTGGCGATCACCGAGTGGGGTCTGTTCCGACTGACGCGCGCCGCCGGCGGGACGCCGCCGGGCAGCGACACGCTGTTCGACCGGAAGGTGTTCGCGGCGATCAACGTGGGGAGCGGGGATTCGATCCAGTTCACCTATCAGAACACGATCACGAGCGGCGGCTAGACCGCTCAGCGGAGGACACGATGAAGTGCACGCGATGCATCTACGTGATGATCTTCGTGGCCCTGGTGGTGCTCGCCCTGGGTTTTTTCGCTTTGGTTGACGCGGCGGGGCCCGGCGACACTACATTGAGTTGGACAGACAATGCCACAAACGAGTTGGGCTTCGACCTCCAGCGGCACGAGGGTGTCTGTGGACAGGGCGGCACGTTCGCGTCGCTGCCTGGGAATATCCCGGCCAATGCCACGAGTACGAAGGATACGACCACGGTTGCTGGGAAGTCCTACTGTTACCGGATACGGGCCTACAACAATTCGCAGCTAGATGGCTCAGGAAGCGTACAATTCAGCGACTGGAGCAACGAAGCGGGGGTGACGTATGGTCTCCCTTTTCCGACTGCGGCACCATCGGGCCTGACAGTACAGTAAGAGACGTGGTGCGGTGGCTCAAGTGTCTCGGGGCTGAGTGAGGGTCGAGAAATGGCATGGAACGCAGCGGTCACAGCTACCAGATGGGAAAGGGGCATCCAGTTTGTCACCATCGCCTATACAGATGGTGTGCGGAGCCTGACGGAAGAGTACCGGATTGCCAGTACGCCTCCGCCGGAGTGGGCCGAGAAGACGGCGGCAGCACGGATCGCGGCGCTGGAGGCGACCGATGCCGCGCAGATCACACCTGGCCCCATCGGGCCGCCGACGCCGGAAGACCCGAGAGCGGTTGAGTTCCGGCGGAACCTTCGCAAGCTCGACCTGGCGTTGAAGTTGATGCAGATCGGCGTGTTCTCGTCGGAAAGCCCGGAGATCGTTGCATTGGTTAAGGCCTTGGGCTCGGGCGTTGCGGAGTATTGGGATCTGATCTAACCGATGGCCATTGCACAAGAAGGCTCGCTGCAAAAGTCATCCAGTGCCGCCGATCCGCTGGCGTGGAACGTCACCATTCCAGCGGGGGCGAACTGTGTGGTGTTCGCGTCGGGGTATTACGACGGGGCCAACGATGACCTCGTATCCGTGGACATCGGCGGTACGCAATCGTTCACGGTCGACTTCAATGCCTCCGGGTCCACCGGCTACGACATGGCCTCGATGGCGCATATCGTCCGTAACGATCTATCCACCGGGGCGGTCACGATCAACGTGGATTGGGACAGCACCCGCGATTATGTCGGCCAGCATTACCTCTTGTTCCTGTCCGGCGTGCAGACGGGCAACCCGCGCGATGTCAAATCGCAGCAATCGAGTTCGCCTAGCTTGAGCTTCACCACGGAACCGGACGATTGGGTCGTCTGCATCGCCGCGTTGGATATGAGTCCCACGTGGACGAACTGCACGGGGCTCGCAAGCGATGTCGTGGCGCTGTACGCCTCCATCGCCCGGTTGATCGCCGATGGCAGCAGCGAGACGATTGCGGTCACCGCCGCGTCAACCGCGTGGGGCGGGATCGTGCTGATTCCGGCGGGGGCCGGAGGCACGCAGTACGAACGCTCGGTCTCCGGCGCGCTCACGTTCGCGGGCGTGGCGGCGCGGCAACCCGGCAAGCTGGTCGTCGGAGGCGTCAGCTTTGCTGGGCAGTCGGCCAAGCAGGCCCGGAAGCGGACCGCGGGCGCCCTCGCGTCCTCCGCGAAACTGATCCGCCGGACGGCGCGGACGGTCACGGGCGCCCTCACGTTCGCCGGATCGGTCGGCTCGATCAAGTTCCTGACCCGGCTCTTTACCGGATCGCTCTCCCTCGCGGGCACGCTGGCGCGGCTGCCGAGAAAATCCTTCGCAGGGGCGCTGACCTGGTCCGGGCGGATCGCCAGAGCGACGCGGCGGACATTGGCCGGCGCGGTCGCGTTCGCCGCCTCGCACGTTGGGAACAAGCTTGCGGGTACCTACACCGCGATGTTGAGCGGCGGACTTGCTCTCGCCGGGACCGTCTCGCGCCTGCCGAGAAAATCGCTGGCGGGCGCGACCGCCTTTGCCGGTGCGTTGGCGCGGCGCGGCCGAATCGGTTTGAAGGGCGCGGTGGCATCGGCCGGGGCGCTCGGCAGGCGAATCCCGGTCAGGCTGGCGGCCGCCGCGGCGTTCGTCGGCTCGCTCGATGTGCTGAAGACGGCCGGTCTGTTCTTCCAGAGCCTGTCCGGCGCACTGATGGCTGCGGGCACGCTGTCGCGGCTCCCGCGAAAATCGCTGGCCGGCGCGGTGCAGTTCACGACGAAGATGCCGCGGGCGATCCGGTTCCGGCTGGCGGGCGCCGTCGGCTTCGCGGCGCAAACCTTCAAGCGCACCGCGACGCGGCTGGATCCCGGCACGCTGCCGAGCAGCGGCGCCGTGTTCAAGCGGACGCGGCGGACGCTGGCCGGCGTGCTGAATTTCCTCGGGAGCGTCGCGGGCCACGTCAACGTCCTGATCCTGGTGGCCGACGCCTATCGGCTCTACGTGGTCGGGCCGCGGTATCTCGTCGTCGCGCGCGAGTGCCGGTACGCGCTGGCCGCGGCCGGCCCGCGCTACAGGATGACCGACCGATGCTGACGCTGCGATCGTTCCTCGGCGAAAAGCGCGAGCTCCGCTACGGCGTGGCGCCGGTGGGGTCGAGCGCCGCGCCCAGCCCGACGGGCTGCCAATACAAGATCCTGCTGGGCGGGACCGAGCGGGTCGGGTGGACCTCCGCGGTCTGGGATGCGGCGGCCGGCGAGATCTATTTCCTGTTCGACACCACGGCGCTGCCCACGTCGGCGCCGGGGGAATACCGGGTGTGCGTCCGGTGTACGATCAATTCCGAGGTGTACGGGATCGAGGACTTCGTCACCGTCCTGTGAGGCCGCGATGCCGCTCATTACCGTCGCCCAGATCAAGCAGTTCCTGCAGCTCGCGTCGACCGAGCACGACGCCCTGCTGGCCGATATCGCCATCCGCGCGTCGGCCGTGGCCGAGATGCACTGCGACCGCGTCTTCTCCGTCGGGACATATTCGCCGTCCACCACACCGGACGACGCCTTGCTGGACGGGAAGGGGCTGCCGTTCATCTACACGCCGCAGTGGCCCATCGTCTCGGTGAGCGAGCTGAAGCTGGTTCAGGATGGGAACACCGGCGACGTCCAGACCTACCCCGCGGGCGGCTACGCGGTCAACCGGCGGGACGGGAAGATCACGCTGGTCCGGTCGGCCGCGGGCGGGAAGCTCGCGCGCGACACCGCGCCGCCCACCTTTCCGCGCGGGACGCAGAACGTCGCGATCACCTACGTCGCCGGGTTCGCCGAGCTGCCCGCGGACCTGGTGGAGGCCGTGATCCTGATCGCGGCGCACATGTTCGGGCTGGCGGACCAGCGGCGGCTGATGGCGCAGAGCATCGCCGTGGCGGGCGGCGGCGCGGG